ATGGTCCAAATGTGGATTGTGGGCCGGTTGGGTAATTGCGGGTTTTAAATGAAACCACCGCCTCACCTAGTGTCTGCTCATCTGGGACCACTTGGCGCACCGACATGATGTTGTCGCCATTGCCCAGTTGGACTGGACCAGACTCAGCGTAAAGGCTGGCGCTGTCATAGGCAAAACCGACCTCATGCTCATAGACAAAGCCATCAGTTGAAACCATCAAAGGATTGGCAAAAACCCCAGAATCAGCGCCAGCAGTTCTGGCCAATAATCCTATGTTCCAGTGGTTTTCGCGGTAGTTGAAAGTGACATAACTGTCGTTTTCTGTGCTTCCACTGCTTGGGTAATACCACCAGATTTCACCATATTTGCTATTGTGGACCGCATAGACCTTGGATGCCTGATTAAAGTTCAAATTGCCAAAGACATAGTCAGACACATCACTTGGCAGTGGTTTGACATAGCCGTCATATATCCAAAAGCCTGCCTTGCTCATCCAAATGGCTGCCGTATCAATGGCCGCCACCGCTTGGGCTGAAATGAGGCCGCAGCCTGATCCGGCCTTTTCAAAACCATAAACAAATGGCGCGCCAACATACTGGGCCGTGTGAACATCCACATCTGTAAAGAGTAGGTTTACACCCTTGACCCTTTTGCCAGCGATCAATGTGCCAGGCGTGGCCAGCTCATAGTCACCGGCCAGATTGTCGCCTGCCGGTGTCCACTGGGTATTGTTCTCTTGGTCGCACCACTGCACCTTGCGGGGATTACCACCAGCGCCAAGAGCAAACAGAATGCGCTCTTGCGTGACCAGTAGTGCTTTGTTGCCAGTAGGTGCGTTGGCAATGGCCGCTGCAAGGGTTGGCGTTGTAAAGCCTAATTGCCACTCATACAGCTTGCCATCTGCATCGGAGCAAGCCACCAAATACTCGCCCCAGGTGTCTAGGGACCATGTGGTGGCTGGGGCGCTCACTCCAGTATCTGGTCGTGGAGTTCCATAGGCTAATGAGCCATAAGTGCTGTATCCATAGCCTGTCGTAGACAATGCATTAGCAATACCGGCTGTGAAGCCAGTTGGCGTGATTTCTTTGAGTGTGCCAGCCTCGTTCATCGCATACAGTTTGGTATGCGTACCGGCTGCAATGAATCGATTTGCACTGTTATCGCGCCAAGTGATAAATCCGCGGCACAGACCAGACATCTGGCCAGTTGCACGTTTTCTCCAGCCACCCATGGGGCGCAAAGTGTTCTCGTACCAGCGCACCAGATTTGCGTCATACCAGCGGCCTGCTGATTGGTATTCAGTGCCGTTTCTGTAAATGCCTGGTGGTAATTTGATTGGTATGTACATGGCAGTGCTTATTTAATGTTTGAGACAAAGCTCATTGTGACAATGGCTGATGGGACTGCTGGCCGTGTAGGACTGGTGCTTGTCCCAAAATGCTCTATGCTTACGCCAGTATTTTCAGTTCTCCACATAATTTCAACGTAATCGTTTGAATTCATGCTTACAAAAAAGTTCAATGCAGCAATGATATGACTTGGGTCGCCAGAACCTTTTCTTGCTACCAAGTGAAATCTGCTGTTTGAATTGGCAATATTTGTCCCATTTTTGCGAAACCAGATATCCACATCTTGACCACATAGGCCGTGGTGGTGTTGGCAGCCACTTGGTCGGTCGAGTCTTGAAAAGCCCCATGGGGGGTATTCATAAACCGACCGCCTCTTGGTCCAAACAAAGACCCCAGCACAAATGACAGTTTTTTGAAGTAAACAGTCAATGCGCCATTGTTTTCGTTGAAATGCCTGCGCTCATAGGTCTCGGTCGGATAACCGAGTCCTGGTGGAGTGGGATTCTCAAGTTGTTGTGTTTGACTGGCCATGGCTCAATTTTGCCACCTTATGCCATGTCTAAACCAGCGGCCTTGACTTCTGCGACCCGTCTTGCCCATCCCTTGCCAAAGGTTGGCCAAGTGGGCAGATCGTGCAAAAAAGACAAGCGCCTGTCGTTGTAGGCGCTGACCAGTTCATTGGCATCCATACTGGCCACGGCCTGCAAGGTCTTGGGGCCAATGCCGCCATCAGGCTCCACGCCCACAGCTGCTTGCAGCCACTTGGCAGCCCTGCCTGGTCCAGAGTTAATCGCTGCATCAAAGACGCAATAATCGACACCGGCAGGCAGATCATCGCCCTTGACCTTGTCCCAGTATTTGGCTTTGTACATGGGGCCGACAATCTCTGGGGTCAGGCCGCGCATGGTCTTCTCATCGACCTCATGGCCCACCCACTCTTCCCAGACCCGTTTGGTCACGCCAAGGTTGGTCATGCCACCAGGGTCTTTGGGATGGTTAACATACCCGCCCTCATGGTGCAGTACAGCGGCCAAGCATTGGTCAAAGTCAGATTTCAAGCAAGATTCAAAGTTTTCTTTCATTTTTTGCCTTTCATGTCAGCAAGTTTTTCTACAGTGCGACCACCAAAGTAAGCCAAGAAAATAATCTGCCCCCACTGGCCCAGCAAATTGACGTAGCTCTCTTGCGCGTTATAGCCAAATGCCGACATCATGGTGAACACAAAATAGGCCACAAAGATGGCTATAAGGGCCATGGGCCGAATGTTCTTTGACAGCCAAGAGTCAGACCCCATATCGGCTGTCCATCGGTCTGTGATGCCTGTCTGCTCCACCTCAAAGAGCTTGGTCTCGTTGGCCATCTTTGCCAGCTCACCATCTTGGACCATCTTGGCCAGTTCAAACTGGGCCTTTGCTTTGGCCTCTGGGTCTGGAATAAGTTTGTCGATGAGCTTGCCACCAACTTGTAAGAGCGCATCTAGTCCGATCATTATTAGTCCTTATACAAAAATCTGGAATCGTCTTCTATCCTCAAACATACCAAGCTCAATCGTGTTCTGCCTGGCGCGTTTATCGTAAAGCTCCACCTCCATCTCATGGGTGGCTTTTTCTATTTTATTGGCCTTGAGTGCTTGTTTGTATTCCTCTTGAACGCGCTCCACGGCCTGGTCAAATGCCGCCTGCTTGACATCATATTGCTTGGGTAAAACCATGGGATACCATTTGTCCAGTGTGATCATTTCTTGTCCTCCCGTTCTCTGGCCTTGGCAAAGTAGTACAGCAATTTCCCACGCAATTCTGCTGAGTCAGCCACCCCTGCCCACATGGCCAGGTTGTTCCATATAACCAGCAGCTGCTCTGGTGAGCAATTATTGCCATTGGTTGTCAGCCACATGGACAGCTGCGTGTGTCGCAGCGTTGGTTCATGTATTGAACTCACCCCATAAAAATCCGAAACAATGCATTGCTTCTGCTGCGCTGCTACCAGCATTGCAGTTGAGAGCAATGCCAGTGCTAGCCATCTCATTCGTCAGCCATGTCGCTTGATGCAAGGTTAATGCGGGTCTTCAATGCACCAATGTCCTCGGGCTTGTCTTTGAAGCCAATGGCAATGTACCCCGCAAAATTGCCAGGGTCCGGTGGGATTGAGCCTCGGCACATGAATTTAACACCCTGCTTGACACCCCACTCCCCCACTTTAGAAGACGGGTTAAATTCTTCGCACAGCACCTCATTATTTAACATGGCCACCATGGCCGCGTTGCGGTCAGCACTTGCGTTAAAAAGGCTTGTGACAGTCCCCTCAATGGCTTTTTCCCTTGTGCCATCGGCATTGAGCGCCAGCACAGTGGTGCGGCTATTGGTGGCCAAGTTGGCCTTGTGGATTAGCAAGACAATCCCATCCACATCCTTCATCAGGCTTCTGGCCGGCATGATCAATTGCTCTTGCTTGGCCAGTTGGGGCATCTTGTCTTGCGTTGTGATAGCCTGCAAGATCACTTGCCTTGAGTCCCAAGCAAAGTATCCAGCAAAGGCCAGAAACGACAGCAAGATCACTGTAAACAGTTTGAACGGGTTATCGACCCACTCGATTAGGCCAATGACCTTGCCCAAAGTTGAGTCGTCTTTTTTGGTTTCTGGCTTGGGTGCAGAGGGTGCAGCAGCTGGCGCGGCCAAAGTCACATTGACTTGGCTTGCTGGCGCTGCCTTTGGCCTTGACCTTTTAACTGGTGCGACCTTGGCTGGCGCTTTGGTTGTTTTCTTTGCAGTCACCATAACATGGCCCAAAAAATAATGTATGTACCCCAGACCACAAAGGCCGTGATGCAGGCCGCAGCAATGAGTGCCACGGCCCAGTCTTTCACTTTAGGCTCGTAAAGATGATGCCGGCCATGCTGGTGAGCATGATGCCAGAGACCCCAAGCATGATGTTTTCAAGACGTTTAATCCTGGCACACAGCATCTCATAGCGCAGTGCGCAGACATCAACATGGGCATTGAGTTGTGCTTGTGTCGGGTCCATGCTTATGCACTGTTACGAGCCGCTTCAGTCGCAGCTATAGCCGCCTGATAAGCCGCAATAACTTCAGCAGTCCAAACAGTGTTACAAATAGCAACTACATTAGCAGGGATGCCTGTCAGGTCTTGTGCAGGTGTGAGGCTTGAACGATGGTAGGTTTGGCTGATTTGGTTGCCATCTTCCATAATGCGAGTAGCTTCACGATAGAGAACAATGCCGTTCTCGGTTACTGTAATTTGGTCAACAGTTGTGGTTTTGGTAAGTGACATGATTTTCCTTTGGTTAAGTGTCCGACCTGATAATCCAATCAGGTTAATTAAGCTAAATATGTGCCTGTAAAAGCTAGGCCAGAATTATCTTGAAATACAGTAACGCCAGCTTGATTTGTAATGTTGCCTGCTGTCAAACCTATGAAACGAACAGTTGCAGCTGATTCTTCAACGTTTCCAGTAAGACAAACAAAACTACTAACAAGATTTGACCAGACTGTGACGCTAGCATC